CACACAAGTTAGGTTCTTACGGCAAGGAGTTTGGTGAGTCAATTCTTCCGGGAAAAGCTAAAGTAGGTGAACCACAATTTGAGCCAGCTAAAGAAATGGCTCGTAAAATGGAAAAGTGTATTCACGATCAGCTTCTTGATACCAATGCAGTAAACGTGATGCGTAAGGCTATCTTCGAGGCTGCTCTTTTAGGCACAGGCATAATCAAGGGACCGTTTAACTTTTACAAACGTGTCCACAATTGGAAAAACGACGAACAGGAAGGTCGGGTATACGATCCCTACGAAAAAACTGTTCCCCGCATTGAACACGTTTCTATCTGGGACTTTCATCCTGATCCTGCCGCAACTAACCTTGAGGACTGTGAGTACGTAATACAACGTCACCGTATGAATCGTCAACAACTACGTAGTTTGATTATGCGTCCTCACTTTTACGCAGATGCAATCGAAGAGTGTCTGGGTAAGGGACCAAACTACGAGGACAAGTACTACGAAGATACTATCCGCGAAGATGAAACCGAAGCCTACTACCAAGAGAACCGCTTTGAGGTTCTTGAGTATTGGGGCATTATCGATGCTAAATTTGCCAAAGAAGTTGGCATGGAAGGAACTGAAGAACTATCAGAGTTTGACCAGATGCAAGTTAACGTGTGGGTTTGTGGTAACATGATCCTTCGATGTGTTGTCAATCCCTTCACTCCAGCACGTATTCCGTTTCAGGCATTTCCATTTGAGATCAACCCCTATCAAATCTGGGGTGTTGGTGTAGCAGAGAATATGGAAGACGCACAGATGCTAATGAACGGTCACGTTCGCATGGCAATCGACAACTTAGCCCTAGCTGGTAACCTTGTCTTTGATGTGGATGAAGCCAGTTTGGTTCCCGGACAGAACATGGACATCTTTCCCGGAAAGATATTCCGTCGTCAGTCGGGAGTAACCGGAACAGCTATCAACGGCCTCAAGTTCCCCAACACTGCTGGTGAAAACATCCAAATGTACCAGATCAGTAGACAGCTTGCAGACGAAGAGACGGGTATACCGTCCATAATGCACGGTCAGACGGGCGTAACGGGTACCGGACGTACTGCAGCCGGACTGTCGATGTTGATGGGGTCTGCTGGGCTTTCTATGAAGACTGTGATCAAGAATATTGACGATCATCTCCTTAAACCGCTTGGTGAAGCATACTTTCAATGGAATATGCAGTTTAATGATCGTGTAGAAGACATAACAGGTGACTTAGAGATTAAACCACGCGGTGTAGCAGCCGTTATGCAAAAGGAAGTACGCACTCAGCGTCTTACCTCTTTACTGCAAACCGTAGCCAACCCCATGCTGGCTCCATTCATCAAAATACCTAACCTGATGCGTGAACTAGCTATCTCACAGGACATTGATCCTGAAAGTTTAGTTAACAATGTTAATGAAGCGCAAGTATACTCTAAGATGTTACAAGGAATGATGCAAAATGCTCAACAAGCAGCAAGCCCAGAAGCTGGCCCCCCTAGTCAACAACAAGGAATGGGAGCGGCTGGAGGAGTACCTAACGGAAGTCCGGGAGTGGACAATTCGGGCAGTGGTGACGGCACAATCGGAGTCGGAACTGCGCCAACTGCAGGGGAAGCTGGCTTTACTGGAAACACTCCTTCAATTGAAGAATAACCATATCGAGGTCATAAAAAATGGCAACTAACCCAACCGTGACACTACCAACCGTGAAATTACCGACTATCGACATGGGACCGGGGATTCCAGCCGGACAACCACGCACTCCATTTTTTAATCCTGAAGTAATAACTAAAAAACAATACCAGTCGGGACCAGTAGACTTTTATTCCCAGACATTGGACACTACAGGCGTTGGCGTTGTAGATGCTCCCGACTTGGGCGAAGATGAGGACGAGATTAATAAAAAACGTACTGACCACGACATTCGTGGTGGGGATGATCCTTTTGGGGGTGGAGATCAAGATGACAACCAACTTGCATTATCGTACAGTATGGGAAAAGGGTATACAAATAAATATGAACTAACAAGTTTTGATGTAGACGACATTAATTTTGGCCCGGATAGCAACAACACATACGATTTTTCAAAACCCGGTTCAATGACTATGGACAAAGAAACGGGAAAAGTATCTAGAGATTTAAATGGTACTTGGGCTGATTCACTTTTTGATTATACTGAACAAGTATATGAAGGGGCAAAAGCCGCTAGTTCAGCAGCAAGATCACAAGCATTGGGACTTGACGCAGAAGGTAAGGAGATAAAAGACCTTTCATTTGCAGACCAAGTTGCAATGGCTTTAGACCCTGTATCAGGTGGCGCAAGACCATTTGGTCCCGGCACCACAACAGTTGGTCCCGGTGGTGCGGTTAATATGGCGGCTGGAGTATTTGGCGCACTCGCAACTGCGGCTGGTGGTATGAGTGTAGCTAATCATGCTTATAACGCCGCTGCTTACAGAGCAACAGGTGGTTCAGGTGGCTTCATTGGAGTGGTAGGTAGTAATGAGGCAATGATTAGCCGGATGCCGGGGGGTGGTAGAGATTCCTTATCTGGGATGTTAGAGAAATCAGGTTTGAAAGACCCATTTTCGGGAGTTCCTTTAAGTAGAAACTACTTGGGTGGTCAGCACTTTATATATGATGGATTGCCACCCGGCATGACTCATTCGATGATGGCAGCAAGAGAAGCAGCCAGTTATGGATTTGTTCCGGGTACACTGCAGGAAAGATTTGATACAGGCACTGCTAGATATGTAAAAAGTACTTCTATGGTCAACGAACGAGGACAGCCATTGATGAATTACCTAAATGCACAAGACATGTCTAGCGTGGGCGGCACTTTCAATCCAAAAACTGGAAACTTTATAGATTTAAACGGTAGATCGTACGGCGGGGGTACTAGAAAAGCGGCAGAAGCCTACGTTGGTAAATTAAACAAAATGTACGGTTCTAGTCTACATAGTGATGAAGTTGCTGTAGGAAGAAGAGAAGCTAGAAAAGCAGGTATTACTTTCGTAGATTACATGGAAAGAAAAGCTTATACATCTTCAGGAATATTAGATAGACTGGATCAAAGAAGAGAAGCAATGGCAAACCGCACGGAAGCAGAAAAACAAGCAGCAGAAGCCATACAAACAGCGGCAGACCAAAGAGCAAAGGCTGCAGTGTCTATGATAGAAGATGGTGGCTATGATCCCAGAGATGACAGCTACGGTGCAGCCGACGATGAGATGGGTGATGTTGGAATTGGCGGTGGTGGCGACTTTGCTGACGATTCCACAGCAACAGGTGATGAAGATTATGATGATTTGTTTGCTGATGGCGGTCGAGTCAGTATGCAAATGGGTGGTCCCGCTGGCTTTGTTGAACGTCCCCCCTCACAAGTGTCAGACGGTCAGACTGTAGCTGACGATGTTCCTGCCACAGTCGGAGAAGGTACTTTTGTAATCAACGCTCCTGCCGTAGAGTTTGCAGGAGAAGCAGACATACGAAAGTTACTTGATGATGCTTACGCAAAAGTAGCCCAGAGGGGTGTTGCTGCACCTAGCCAAGAACAGATAGACATAGCCGTATCTCGTGGGGAAGTAATCATACCCCCAGAGGTAGCAAAAGAGATAGGCTACGATAAGTTAAAGAAAATAAACAATCGCGGCAAGAAAGAAGTTTCGCGTCGTCAAGCAGAGAGACAGGAAAAGTCAGCCGCAGGAGGTGGCTTTATCTCTAGAAAAAAGTTTCATAGCGGTGGGGAAGCCCACTCGCACGATGCAAAAGCAGCAATAGGTGTAGCTGACATAACTTCCAAGTACAGCGAGACTAGCGAAGACAAAGAAATTGACGACCTTCAGAAAGAACAATATACAAGAAAGTCACTCACTCCCACTTTTAAATCAAAAGCTGAAAAAGAATTATATAATAAGGGAGTTCAATTTGGTGACACAGAAGTTTTTGCTGACATACTAGGTAGAACAAACTTTAATAAGCTTATTCAAGCAGCGGCTAGAGATAGTAGAACTTTGAGTGATACTGTAACAACTTTAAGACCGGGTGAGAACATGGCTAACCCTTTCCACAGGAATGCAATGGGGTTATACGCTCAGTATGGGCGAGAACCCTACACTTCACCCGTATATAAAGATGGTGATATAGATTATACAGATACTATGAATAATCGCATGGGTGCAAAATCCACTAAGGGCTTTAGATCAGACGTATCGAATACTGCTATACTAGTGAGGAGTCCCACTGAATTTGGTGGACCTAGCACGGATTTATTAACACCCCCTATGTCTTATACTGCAACTCTAGCCCATGAATTAATGCACAGGGGAGCAGACGTATTAAGAAACGACCCAAACTTTAATCCCACTAGGTCGCTGGTTGCAATGCAAGAGTTATACGCAAGATTACCCAGCATTACTAAATATATAGATGGTGAAATAGATTATGAAACGTATAGTAAAGCAAAAGCTGAAAAACGAACTAATAGTGATGCTGAACATAGGTACATTGCCGCTGTTGTAGGACAAGCTTATCTAAGAAGAAACATAGAAAGTGTAAGGGGAGCTTTTGAAAAATCACAAAAACCCCCTAAAGGTTTTGAAAAGTCATTCGGAAAATTAACAGGCTCTGACCTTGTAAACGAAGCAAAGCAGAATATTTTATATGAAACACGAAGAGTATTTGACAGCTATTTAAACCCTGCAAACAAGAAACAGTTTTTTGAAGAAAACAGCCTGTTTGAATTAAACTCTAAGTACGACAGTTTAGATTTAAAAATAGGACGTATTTATAGCCGTGAAGATGTAAATGAAATCCCGTTTGAAAAAATAGCTGCAGCCTATGATTCTATAAACAGAATTATGGCAGAAGATTACGCAACAATATTGTTTAAGAACGCGGTAGTAGATAAGCCCGTTAACATCCCACGTAGGAAGAACCCCCCAAAAACAACTCCTGCAAAAGCACCTCTACAGGATGCAACAGGTGCCGCAACTGGGAGTCAACCTGCACCCGAACAGAAATATGAACGCGGCTTCCTAGACAAGATGCTAGGTGTAACACCTGCGTACTAATCCGCTGGCTACCCACGAGTTCGTGGCCCCAGCACAACCGACGCGGCTACCCATAGCCATATGGCCCCGCAAGTGAGGTAAATACAATGGCAAAAGCAAGAGGCCACCGTGCCAATAAAGTAAACGACTCTTTCGGAACAATCAATAACGACGCTCTTTACAAAGGAAAGTACAGGGACGAAGTTTACAAAGAGGATGACGAAGAGACAAACGTGGAAACCCAAGAAGCTGACCCCGTAGAAAAAGCGGCTACTCAGCAAGAACAAATGGGAAGTAGTTTCGTAGAGGCCAAAAAGGAGCCTAGCGAAGACCACGACTACAAGAAACGGTATGACGACTTGAAACGTCACTACGATGCAAAGGTACTAGAA